AGGTTAAAGAAGTTGAACTATCAAAAGACGAAGAGGTTAAACCAATTTCTTTTAATCCTGAAAACGAAAACAAAGTTGAGTCTATAAAATTTGCGTCTAAAAGACCACGCACAATAATGGATTCAGTTTTAAACAAACTAAATAAGTAATAATTTAAAAAACAATAAAAAATGAGTACAACATTAACAAGTATCTCAAATGATTCTTTACGTCAAGTAGGTGTAATTGAAACATTGACGGGTGCAACAACTTTAACTGCTGAAGATAGCGGTAAAGTATTTATCTTAAACGCTGCTGCTGGAGCGCAAATTACATTACCAGCGGTTGCCGATGGAGCTGGACAATCTTACAAATTTGTAGTAGGTGCGTTATTCGCAACAACTGCATGGACTATTAAAGCGGCTACAAACAAAATTCAAGGTGGTGTTATCGTAAACAGTACTAACGTACCTGGTGCCGATGAAAACACAATTACGTTTTCTGCTTCTGCTGACACAATCGGTGACTTCGTTGAATTAGTTGGTGACGGAACAAACTGGTATGTTTTCGGACTTGGTACTTCTGCTGGTGCAATTACTTTAACCGTAGTATAAATAAAATAAAAAACTAAATAAAAATGGAAAAAATTAACCTATCAACTACTCAAAGCATTACTACTACGTATGCTGGTGAGTTCGCTGGAAAATATATTGCTGCTGCTTTGTTAAGCGCTCCAACTTTGGAAAAAGGCGGTATTACTATCATGCCGAATGTTAAGTACAAACAAGTAATTAAAAGAGTTGCTACTGACGATATTATCAAAAACGCAACTTGCGATTTCGACCCTACGTCAACAGTTACGTTAACTGAAAAAATTCTTCAACCTGAATCTTTTCAAGTTAACTTACAATTGTGTAAATCTGATTTTAGACAAGACTGGGATGCTATTCAAATGGGATATTCTGCATTCGACGTTTTGCCGAAGTCTTTCGCTGATTTCTTAATCGCACACGCTGCTGAAAAAGTTGCTGCTGGGATGGAAACTTCAATTTGGAGAGGTGTTAACGCAACTGCTGGACAGTTCGCTGGTTTAATGACACAATTAACTACTGACGCTTCTTTACCAGCTGCGCAAGAAATTGCTGGTACTACTGTTGACGCTACTAACGTTGTTGCACAATTAGGTTCAATCGTTGACGCTTTGCCAGCTGCTTTGTACGGTAAAGAAGATTTAACTCTTTATGTTTCTAATAACATTTATAGAGCTTACGTTCGTGCTTTAGGTGGCTTCGCTGCTTCAGGAGTAGGAGCTAACGGTTACGACAACAAAGGAAACAACCAAGTATTGAATGACTTGTATTTTGACGGTGTTAAAATATTCTTAGCTAACGGACTTGCTGCAAATACTGCGTTACTTTCTCAAACTTCAAACTTGTACTTTGCGACTGGTTTAATGAATGATATGAACGAAGTTAAAGTTATTGATATGGGAGATATCGACGGTTCGCAAAATGTACGCGTAGTAATGAGATTTACAGCTGACGCGAAGTACGGTTTTGCTTCTGACTTAGTTACTTACGGAATCGTTAACTCAGCTAACTAAAAAACATAAACTATAATAAAGGGTGGTGCAATATACACCACCTTTTTTTTTGTTAAACTTTAAAAAATAAATAAAATGAGTTGTGATATAACAAATGGTAGAATAGAACAATGTAAAGATTCCGTTTCGGGATTGAAGTCTATTTACTTTATTAACTACGATGACTTAAACCCTGATAGCGTTACGTATGTTTCAGGAACTGACGAAATTAATGACTGGACTCCAATTGCTGCTGGTGCTTTACAATTGTATAAATACGAATTAAAAGGTGCTAATAGCTTTGAAACTACAATTAATTCAAGCCGCGACAACGGTACTACTTTCTTTCAACAAACACTTACTATTCAATTAAAAAGACAAGACGTTACAACGCATAAAAACGTTAAACTTTTGGCTTATGGACGTCCGAGAATTGTTGTAAGAACAATGACTGACCAATTCTTTTTAATGGGTCTTACACAAGGTGCGGACGTTACTGCTGGTACAGTTTCTTCAGGTTCGGCTTTAGGTGACTTCAATGGTTATAATTTGACTTTTGAAGCTATGGAAGTTTCACCAGCTAATTTCCTTGATGTTTCAACTGAAGCACAATTAAAAACTTTGTTTGAAGATGGCGCTGGAGTAGATGCACAAATAGTTACTGCTTAATTTCTTTCTTCTATATACTTGCTCAAAAGACACTTACTTCGGTAGGTGTTTTTTGTTTAAGCACAAAATCGTACTTTTGACGTTTATAATATATGATTATTCTAACTACTTCGACAAATGACCAAGACTTTGTGTTTATTCCACGAAATAAAGTTTTTGATTACGTAGCTATTACGGACGATCAAACGAACGTAACAACTGAAATAACTGGTTACACTTATACACAAGGGGAATATTACGATACGTTTGAAGCTGAATTTAATTTAGTAGAAAATCATTTTTACGATTTGGTATTTATTAACGGTGCTACGGTAGTTTATAAGGATAGGATATTTTGTACAGACCAAAGTGTTTCGAGTTTTTCAGTAAACAAAAACCAATATACTGCTAATAGCACCACAAATGAATTTATAGTTTATGAGTAATATACACGTTTTAGAATTAAGTTCTTATACAACGCCGGTAATTCAAGAGTCAAAACGAGACGCTTGGGTTGAGTTTGGCGAAGATAACAATTACTTTCAGTTTATCATTGATAGGTACGTTAATTCGACAACTAATAGCTCGGTAATAAACAACGTAAGTCGTTTAATTTACGGACGTGGATTAAGTGCTTTAGACGCAAGTAAAAAGCCAAATGAGTACGCTCAAATGATGGCTTTATTTCATGCTGATTGTATTCGTAAAATAGTACTTGACAGAAAAATGTTCGGTCAATTTGCAATGCAAATACACTACGATAAGACGCATGAAAAGATTTTAAAAGCGTATCATATACCCGTGAATTTATTACGTGCTGAAAAGTGCAATAAAGACGGAGAAATAGAAGGTTATTATTATTCAGATAATTGGTTGGACGTTAAGAAATACACACCTAAAAGAATACCAGCTTTTGGATATTCAAACGAACAAATAGAAATACTTTATTCTAAGCCGTACGCGGTTGGTATGAAATATTACGCTTTGCCTGATTACCAAGGTGGTTTACCTTATGCAAAGTTAGAAGAAGAAATTGCTGATTATTTAATTAACGAAGTTCAAAAAGGCTTCGCTGGACGGGTTGTAATTAACTTTAATAATGGCGTTCCAACTGAAGAACAACAACAAATTATTACGGGAAAAGTAAAAAGCCAATTAACGGGACCACGTGGCGAAAAGGTTATTATAGGATTTAATAATAACCAAGAAAGCAAAACAACGGTTGACACAATGCCCGTTAACGATGCTCCAGACTTGTATAATTCATTAAGTGAGGAATGCGTTAAAAAGATTATGTTAGCGCATAACGTTACTTCGCCGCTTCTTTTCGGTTTAGGTTCTGCTAATGGTTTTAGTTCAAACGCTGATGAATTAAAGAATGCTTCTATTTTATTTGATAATATGGTAATTAAACCTATTCAAGACCAAATAATAGATGCCTTTGATAAAATTTTAGCCTTTAATAGTGTTTCTTTGAAGTTATTCTTTAAAACGTTACAACCGTTAGAGTTTGTTGATTTAGAAAACGCACAAAACGAAGAACAAGTTGCTGAAGAAACAGGAACGGAATTAAGCAAAGATTTTAAGATAGCTGAAGCGTTAATTAATTTAGGCGAAGACGAACCCGAAAATTCGATTTTAATAGACGAATACGAAGTAGATTATGATTCGGACGACAAAGAGAATGAAACGCTTTCTAAAGAGCCTAAACAATCGTTTTTAAGCAAAATAGTTAACTTAGTTTCAACGGGCGACAATAGACCTAATATTTCAAGTAAGCAAGACGAAGTAATTGAAGGCATTAAATTTTTAACGAGATACGTTTACGCTGGTAAAACAAGCGCTGATAGTCGTGAATTTTGTAATAGAATGATAGCGGCTAATAAGATTTACCGTAAAGAAGATATTATTAAAATGGGTTCTGAAGTAGTAAACAAAGGTTGGGGACCACGTGGTGCGGATACATATTCAATTTGGTTCTATAAAGGCGGTGGAAATTGTAACCACCGTTGGAATAAACGTGTTTACGCTACATTTAGCGGTAAAGCAATTGATGTTAATAGTACGGAATTAAAACAAGTTGCCGTTAAGAAAGCTGAAAAGTTAGGGTACGTTGTAAAGAACGATTCTAAAGTTAGTCAATTACCTAAGGATATGCCAAATAACGGATTTTTACCAACTAATAAAATATACGGGGAATAATGGCTGAAGCTTTACTCATAACACGACAAGACGTTGTTAAGTTCACTGCAATGAATGGCAACGTGGACACTGACAATTTTATTCAGTACGTCAAAATAGCACAAGACATTCACATTCAAAATTACTTAGGTACTGATTTACTTGAAAAATTAAAGTCCGAAATTATTTTAGCGGCTTCAGGAATACCGACAGCAATTACAATAAGCAATCAAGGAACGGGATATACTACGGGAACTGCTATAAATACAACAAGCGCAACGGGAACGGGTCTAAAATTAAATATTACGGCGGCTGGTGGTTTAATTACTGCGGCTACAATTAACACGGCTGGCACTGGTTATAAAGTAGGAAATACGGCAACGGTAACGGGCGGCACAAATGGAGCGGTTACAATAAGTTCAATTTACACAATACCAACTGATTACAATAATCTTTTGGTTAACTATGTAAAACAAATGCTTATACACTGGGCAATGGTTGAATATTTACCTTTTGCGGCTTATACAATAGCGAACAAAGGGGTGTACAAACACAATTCAGAAAACGCTACGAACGTTGAAAAAGTAGAAATTGATTTCTTAA